ATAAGCTAGCCTTTGGAGAGAAAGCTAATTTTGCCAAAATTATGCGTATGAGTTTAAAAGGACATGGTTGCAATCAACTAGCCCATGCTTACACGCACCAAAACGATATGTCTGAGCCTATGTGGAGAGATGCCCTTTCTGTTGCTCAGTTCTGCGAAGATAGAGATAAAGCCATTCATTTGATGTCTCGTCAATACGAGCAGGTTGGGCGTAGTGCTTCACCTTCTACATAGGATTTAGAGTAGAATGTTCTGGTGTTATTAGGTGATGCGGCAACCACGATGAAGTTCATTGAGCGGTCTTCATTCTTAGAGATTTCTTTACCGTTAATCACCATGCGCCAAACGCCCCCTTTAATAGAGATACGTTTATACTGATTGCTATTACCCGCAAGAGTATCGGTTAAGTCATCGGTGATGTCTTTTAGGTATGCTGGTACGCTTGCGCCGTTTGAAAAAAGTGTCATGTTACTCATAGTAATTCTCCAATTAAATGTTGTCGTAGTCTAAATTTTCTTCATCAATGTCGTGTGAATCTTGGTTGTCCACATCGTCATCTTCCTCTTTAGGTTCTTCACCTAACTCTTTTTCAGCAAACCGATTGATAAAATCCTCGATTTGTTCCTTGCTAAACCTATGCGATCTACCAAGCTTTACTGATTTAATGTCACCGTTGCGTACATATCTACGTACTGTTTCTGGGCAGACTTGCAAAAAGTTTGCTAGTTGGTCTACGGTTAATAATTGTTGCTTATCCATTTCGTGGTCTCACTACTCTAATTGTGTACTTACTATCAGAATTAAGTCCTTTAGGGACACTCTCTGGGTTTTCATTTAAAAATGTTTTTATATTGCCCTGATGGATGCGTTGCTCCAGCAGGTTTACTGCGTCATGCTCCTTAATAAACTCATACATTGAAGCCCAGTCACTCGTCCAATAACGAGTTGTAACAGACCTAGATACAGTACCAGCGAGGGTACGCATACTTTCAACACCTGTGTCCCTACACATATCAAGCAGTTTTCCAGTCACCAATTCTAACTGTTCTTTAAGCCTGCCGTCTTCTTTTTCGTAATCTTTTTGAATCTGTGCTCGTTTATCTCTTATCTTTACATAGATTTCCACGAGCTTTTCCGCCGTTACATCAGTCATAAATGCCTCCAATTAAACCACCCCGTTTCGTGGGGGAACCGTCTCTTTCAACGATGGTGATATTATAGCGATACTTTAAGCTATTGTCAACTATTATTTACTACATATCTTCTTCATCATCGTTCCAATCTTGAAGCTCCCTAACAAACATATACAAGACAACAAGTGATGCGATTAGCACCCCCATAGCAAGTATAGTCAGCATGGGTATTATAGTAAGAATTGGCATTAAGCCTCCCTAGAGTGTGAGCACATCTTTATATAATCCTAACAAATCATCTAATAAATTCCCCTTATGTTCAAGTGTTTTGTAAAATCTTTCTTCTACTGGTGACCCACACAAGTGTATAACAGTGCATGGCGCATCTTGACCCGCACGATGAACCCTATCATTTGCCTGCAAGTATGTCTCAACAGAAGGCGTCGGTGTCCACCATACAACAACATTAGCCGCTGTAAGGGTAATCCCATGACTCGCACTTCGTGGTTGCAGTATAAGCACTCGTGGCTCTGGTGTACTTTGAAACTCCTCTACCAATGCAGACCGCTTGGACAGCGATACCTGCCCGTGAATAACCCCAACAGGAATATTGTTTCTGTTCATCAAATCCTCAAGCATAGCTATCGAGTGTCTAAACGTAGCAAACACAATCACCTTCTTACTCGCTTCCTCAATAATATCAAGCAGTGCTTCTTGCCGACTGCTACAGTCAAACTCGATTACCTCTTTGTTATCTGCGTAAGCATTGCCTGACGCAATTTGCATTAATTTATTAAGGTTTATAGCGGCGTTTGCTGTGGATATTTCTTCCCCTGCGGCTTCGATAATCATTTGCTCTTTGAGTAGCTTGTAGTATTTCTTCTGTTGCGCTGACATAGGTACTTCTCGTGTTATGTACATACGCGGTGGCAAATCAAGGCACTCTTCTTTGGTAAACCGAATCGCTGGCTGTAGCACCTTAAACACCATGTCCATCGCGTTCTGGCGCGGTACATATTTAAACTGCGTAACCTTGAGCATCACGTCATCTCTAAACGCATTATAGTATTTAGGTACACTACTTGGGTTCATCAGTTTAGCAAGACCATACGCATCTGTAGGCAACTGAGAGGCAGGTGAGCCTGTAAGACCCCAGAGCCAAGTGTCAGCCTTAACCAGTTTGTTCATTGCCTTCCAGCGGCGCGTCTGTGCATTTTTATAGTGGTTGTATTCATCAATAACAATAAGGTCAAACTCAGCTCTCTCAATCGCATCCATAACAGAGATAATACCGTCATAGTTAATAACCACAATTTCACTATGCCCTTTAATCACCGCTTCGCGTACATCTCTTGTACCGTGCGCAATACCAACTGACCTGTGCATAATGGTTTTAAACGCATCGGCTTTCCACGCGCTGTGCATAATAGATAGCGGACAGACAATAAGCACTCGCTTTATATAACCTTTATCCATCAGGTAATCCGCCGCCCACAGCACACTGCTTGTCTTGCCAGTACCCATCTCGTTGAGGCAGTATGCCCTCTTATGTAGCGTGAGAAACGCGGCTGTTTCTTTCTGATGCGCAAATGGTTTAAATATCCCATGCCATTTATAGTCTTTGTTGATAGGTGAGGGAATACCACTAACACCCATATTCTTGAGCACCATGCACTCATCAAGACCCCAATGCACTAAGACATCATCACCGACTATTTTACTTTTTGGGATAAACTCAACTACTCTACTTGGGTTATCTGCGTTAAAACGCAGGGCTTTATTACCTATAATTTCCATAGCTTCTCCTCAATCTGCTTACGGCAGCGAATCGTTATTAAATTAAATCTTCGTCTATATCTTCGAGTACATCAAACAGTGGTGGCTTATTTAAACTCCTATCAAAGTACCACGCTCTAATCGCTCGCTTACATAGCTTCCGTTCCCGTTTTGCAACCAGCAGTGTTAGTGACACTAGCTCATCAATATGGCGTTCTATCGTTGAGTCTGAAATCCCTGCTTCTTGCGCTAGCTTTTCTACGCCTCGTGTTGTTACTCTCATCCTCTTTTATCGTATGTTTTTTTGGGTTTATGGTTACTATCTCTTGCATAGCTTTGGTTCTTCTTTCTATCTGACAAGAAATAGCCGTCTTTGTTTGAGCCACCTTTTGACAAGGCTTTTACGTGTGCAACATCTTTACCAGTGCGGTCTACACCTTTTTTATCAAGTGCTCTACGAGCACGTTGGCGCTCCATTCTTGCTTCATGTGCTCCTGGGCGTTTCTTCTCAAGAGCTGTTTCATGCTTATAATCACGATTTTCTTTTTTGATTGGCATATCTTTTTCCTATTTATGACTCCCATTATGGATACATGAAAGCACTCCACAGTATTTTCTGCATAGTCCATTTGGGTTTGCGTTAAATACACCAGATTCGTATGCGGCTTCTCTTCGAGCCAGCAGTGGTGTTAGTGCCCCAAATATATCAAATCGACGCTCAAATGTATATTCCTGTTTTACCAGCGCATTACACACCACAAATATCAGCGCACCCTTAATTTCTTTTACTTCTGGATACTCAAGGAACACGCAGGCGGCAAGTAGTGCAAGCTGTCTAGTATCCGCATACTTTGCATCTTTATTGGTCTTATAGTCGATGACTCGAGCTGACTCACCGTTAATGATAAGCAAATCAGCAACACCTCTAAACCATACTTCTTTGTCGAAGAAGTCACACGGCTCAAGCACACCATCTACACTTTTAATACCAAACTTCTTCTCGCAATACTTATCACCAGGAAGTGCCTTTAACTTCTCAAGCATACCACTAATAAACTTGAACCTGTCTGGTATTGGCTTATCGTCACGTATAAATTCTTCTGCGGCTAAATGCAATGCTTTACCGTAAAGCGTAGACTCGTTGTCTGTGTACTTTACTTCTTTAGTTATACGCTCTGCTTCATACTTTTTAGCGCACGTTTCAAATAATTTGATTGATGAAAATGACCATGCTGGTAAGCTCATTGGAACCCGTTCTTATATTATTTTCCCCATCTTAAATTCTAAGCTACGTCCAAACCCACCCTCTGCATCAAGTGGAATATCAGGCATCCAGTCAGGCGCTTTACGCAACTCGGCAATGATAAATCTTAGTGCTTCATCAGCCTCATCTTCAGGCGCAATAACGTAAAGAGCATCATGGATAGTAAGTCCAATACGATACTGTTTGTCTACACGTAGCATAGCTTCCGCAATAATACATCTTGCTAAGGCTTGAGTTAAGCCTTGATATACTTTGCTCCCGTATAGTTTATCACGTTCACGTTTATTTTTCATT